GCCGATGCCCGAGACCCCATCGGTGACGCGCACGCCGCTCGAGCGAGGCGGCGTGCGCTACGAGCTCCACGGGCACGTGGTCGCGGCGTCGCGCGCCACGTTGGCCCTGTGGGTGCAAACGGATTTGAAGGCCAACGTGAAACGCTTCGTGATCGACGTCGAGCACGCGTTGTACCTCGACGGCCACGCGTGGCGGTTATTCAAGTCCGCGTCGGAAGTGATCATGCGGCACGAGGGCACGTCGCTGGAGTTCCACGGTGCGAACGACGATCAGCTGATCCTGTTTCAGCTCACGCGGTTGTCGAACGTGTTCAAAGTCACGCGTGCGGCGGTAAGCGCATGAGACTCTTGTCAAGTTGTCTCGTGGTGATCAGCGTCGGTTGGTTCTGTCTCGCGCTTTGGGCGCCTGACGCGCCGAGGCCCGCGCGGTGGACGCTGGCCGTCATCGGCGTGCTCTGCGTGATCGCCGCGGTGATGCTGTGGCGGTTGCCGTGAGGTGGCAATTCGAGATCCCGACCGAAGAGCAAGCGCGCGAGCAGCTCAAGGGGCGGTCGTACCAGGACACGATGTTCAAAGACGCGGTCTCGGCGCAGCGTCGATTGATGCCGGTGACGACGCCACAGGAGCTTGCGGCGAACAAGGCGTGGCTCGAAGAACAGCGGCGGGCGAAATGAGCACGTGCAGCGGATGCTGGCGTGATCAATCGGTGCCCGGCGGAGTCGGTGTGCTCGCCACGTCGGGTGGCGAGTTCTTCGTCGTCCACGACCGGCCGACCGAACTGTGTCCGACACAGGAACCGCATCACGCAGACGCATGCGGCGAATTCCTGCCGGTCCGCCCGGGCTTCGAGCCTGACAAAGACGGTCTCCGTCGATCGACGCTGTGGATGCCATACAACTGGGAACCCGTCTTCGATGCGCTCGATTGTGGAAAATCGATGTTTGCCATTCTCGAGGAGAGGTGCGCGCGATGACGGCGATGATCACTGCGTTTGACACGATGGTCAACGGCATGGTCGCCATGGACATCCCGCGCGAGAAGGCCGAACGCGCCGCGCGGATCAAGCTCGGCATCGCCGGATCCGGCGCCGACGTCGTCGACCTGGATGACGACGCCCTCGAGGACGTGCACGTCGCGCAGGGAGACAAGCTGATGCGCGCGCTCGGCTTCGAGGTCGTCTGCTTCTCGCAGAAGAAACGCGCGAAGGTCACACCCGGCATCCCCGATCGCCGCTACATGCGCCGGCCGCGCGTTGCCGGCCGCGCCACGTTCCCCGACGATCGTGTCGTCGAGCAACTCGGGCCCGCGGTCACGCTCTGGATGGAGTGGAAAGCGTCGTGGGGCCGACAGTCCGACCCGCAGAAGAATTTCCAAGCGCTCACGGAGGCGTGCGGCGAGCCGTACGTCGTCGGCGGCTACGCGCAGCTTGTCGAGTGGTTGCTGGCGCAGCGCCTCGCCGTCCGGGTCGGCGACATTCTCGAACCCGTTCGAGAATTGTGACTATGTCCGCGACCGTCGTCGGCGAAGTTCGCGTCACGAGCCCTCGTCGTGTGTGGGTCGCGTCGGCGATGACATCGATCACCTGCCTGCCGAGCGTCGACGGCCATCACATCAAAGATCCGCTCGTGTGGGAGCACGGATGTCTCCGGTGCAAGCACATCGTCGTTCGCGGCGGCAACGAATGCGGCCGGCTCGTCTACCTCGTCGGTGGAGGCTTGGTGAATCCACGGGGCGATCCGCTCGTCATACTGGCGTCGGTCGTCGTCTCGGAGATGCGGCAGATGGCCGAGGCGAAGATGGACTACGCCGCGGCGCTCGAGTACCTGGGCATCCGGTTCCTCGGCTAGCGCGTGGCGTCGTTGCGAACGCGAGTGTAGCATAGGGTCACCAGCCCGATCACAACTCACCGTACCGTCTCACCCACGGCCCGCCACCCTCGCTCGAGGGACTGCGGGCCTTTTCCGTTTTCGATGACCGACACCGCATTCCCAACGCCCGCTCCCGTCTCCGACGTGCGTCCCCTCTCACGACGCATGGAGAAGTTCTGCGAAGAGTTTCTTGTCGACCTGAATCGCACGCACGCGTGCATTCGGTCGGGACACTCCGCACGGTCTGCGCGTAGCGCGGGCTGCCGGCTCATGAAGGATCCTCGCATTCTCACGCGGATCAATGAGCTGATGCGCGAGCGCGAAGAGACGACGCGGGTGAAAGCGTTCAAGGTGCTCGAGGAGCTCGCCGTGATCGCTTTCTCGTCGATCGACCATTACGCGATCGACGAGAACGGGAACGTCACAGTCAAAGCCGACGCGCCAGTCGGTGCGATGCGCGCCGTGTCCAAGATCCGCCGCAAGGTCAAAGTTCTCGAGCAGAACGACACGAGCACGATCGTGGAGTACGACACCGAGCTCACGCTGATCGATAAGAACCCGCCGATCACCAACGCGTTGAAGCATCTCGGTCTGTTGAAGGAGATCGTGGAGCACCGCGACCTGACGCTCGAAGATATGATCCGCGCGGCCGAAGCAGAGGAGCATCGTGACCCCGACGGCATCGAGACGAAGTAGCGCCGGATCCGGCGCCCCCGACCAGCGCCGGCGCGCGATCGCCGCGGTCAATGTCCTCCGCGGCGACTACGAGCGGTGGGCGGCGCGGTGCTATCGCATCCGCGACAAGTTCGGCCGCATCCGTCCGCTCCTGCTCAATCCCGTGCAGCGTGAGATCGGCCGCATTGAACGACAGCTGCTCGCCCATCACGATCAGGCCCGCATCCTCACGCTCAAGGCGCGGCAGGGGGGCGTGTCGACCGATCAGCAGGCAAGGGCACTGCATCAGATCTGGTCCCAACCCAACTTCGACGCACTGACGCTCGCGCATACGCGCGAGGACACGGCGAAGCTGTTCGCGATCACGACGCGTGCAATCGAGCATTTCCCTCGCGAACTGCTCCCTCGACTCGGCGATGCACAAACGAGCGAGATCAGCTTTCCGGGGCTCGATACGAAGTTCTTCACGGGGACCGCTGGCGCCCGTCGCACCGGCCGCGGACTCACGATTAAACGATTTCACGGATCTGAATTCGCGTTTTGGGATGATCCCGAAGGAGTACTCGGGAGCGTGACGCCGGCGCTGGTGCCGATCGGCAGCGTGGTGCAGCTCGAGACAACGGCGAGCGGGTTCGGTTCAGCGGCGCATCAATTCTGGCTCGAGGCGATCGCGCGCGGCTATACGCCGCTGTTCTTCGCGTGGTGGCAATGCGATCCGCTCAATTATCGGTTGCCGCTGATGGCCGACGACGAGCTCGGCTTCCTCGAGGACGAGGAACGCGATCTCATCGCGCGACATGGCCTCGATCTCGAACAGATCAAATGGCGACGGCTGAAGATGGCCGAGCTCACGCGATCCACGTTCCTCACCGAGTACGCCGAGGACGCGGAGACGTGCTGGCTCGCGCCGGGCGGGATGTTCTTCGATGCCGAAATGCTCAAGTCGCTCCGACTGAAAGCACCAACACCGATCGAGACGCACCTGGGCGGCACCCTCGAGGTATTCATGACGGCTGCGGTCATCGGGAACACGCGAGGCACCGGGCCCGCACCGGAGACGATCGTCATCGGCGCCGACGTCGCCGAGGGGATCGGCGGCGATCGATCGACGTTCAGCGCGCGCACCAGATCGACGTTCCGACCGGTGGCCACGTTTGCCGACGCACGCATGCCGCCGAAGGAATTCGCCGCGGTGCTCAACGAGTGGGGTCGCAAGCTCGGCATGGCCATGCTTATCGTCGAGAAGAACGCGCACGGCATCACCGTGCTCCGCCATCTGCGCGACGATCACCAGTATCCGCTCGATCGTATCTATCACCGTCGCCCGCTCGACGGTCCGGCCGACAACGAGAGTGAGCGCATCGGATGGGCAACGACCGCGGAATCAAAGCCGCTCTTGCTCGACGCGGGCCGTGAGATGTTCAGTGCGGCGAAGGACGGATACGCCGGCGTGCCGCCGCTTGAAGTGGTGCGCGACGCGTTCGGCGTCCGGCGGAACGACAAAGGCAAGATCGAACTCACCGGCAAGGACATGCTCGTCGCTGACATGCTCGCCTGGATCGGTCGATCGAGTCCGGACTATGTCTTTTTCTAAGCGCCGATCACCACGTCTCGCAGCCGTGGCGGTGTGGCTCCGCGTCAATCGTGCGGTGCTGCTCACCGCTGGCGCGATGCTCGCCGGCTGGCTGCTGCTGACGTTCGCGATTGCCGGCGTGCTGCGGCCGCGGATTGTGTGGCCGACGTCGCTCGGTCTGCTCGCCTTGTCCGCGGCCGGATGGAATCTCGTGGGCCGCGTCGTGTTTTTCGGACTGTATGACATCTCTCGCAAGGATTCCTGATCATGCCGACTGTCTTTGATCGCGCACTCGCGCGCACCCGCGGGCCGGCCGGATCCGGCGGCGGCTCGCTCGTGCCGTCGTACTTGAGCAAGCTGCCCCAGTGGACGAGCTGGGGGACGAAGCGCGCCGTCGACGAAGGCTTCAAAGCGTCGGTGTGGGTCTATATCTCCATTCAACGGCTCATGAAGGCCGCGGCCTCGGTGCCGTGGTACGCGTACGAGAAACGCGGGTCCAAGTGGGAGAAACAGGAAGACCATCCGCTGTCACAGTTGATGGCCCGGCCGAACCCGTTCATGTCGCGGCAGACCGTGATCGAGTTTCAAGTCGCGCACCTGCATCTCGCCGGGAACGCGATGCTCAAGAAGATCGAGATTCGCGGGCAGACCCGTGAACTTTGGCCGATCTGGGAGCTCGACAAGATTCAGCCGGTCCCGTCGTCGATCGACTTTCTGGATCGCTACGACTTCCGCCGCGACGGTGATGCGATCCCGATCTACCCCAGCGAAGTGGTGCATTCGCAGTTCATCGATCCGTCAAACCCGTTCTGGGGCATGTCGCCGCTCCAGGCCGCCGCGCGCATCGTCGACACCGACATCGAAGCGGTCCGGTGGAATAAAATCACGCTGCAGAACCGCGCGGTCCCGGACGGCGTGTTCGTCATTCCGCAGCAACAGACGCGCGCACAGCTGGACGAGGCGCGCGCGATCGTCACCGAGAAGTACTCTGGCGCCGATAACGCGCGTGTGCCCTGGGTGATTGGTTCGGGAATGACGTACACGCAGATGTCGCTCACACCGGTCGAGATGGACTGGCTCGAATCCCGGAAGATGACCCGCGAGGAGATCTGCGCCACGTTCGGAGTGCCGCCGGCCATGGTCGGAATCATGGAGAGCAGCTCACTCGGCAACGACTATCTCGACAGCATCCGACGCATCTTCTGGTCGGACACGGTGATTCCGATCCTCGATCTGCTGATGGACTCGTTCAATCGATCGGTGACGCCGGCGTTTGGTGACCCGGCCGTGCTGCAGCTCCGCTACGACACGACCGGTGTCGAGGCGCTACGCGAGGATCTCGGCGACAAGATCACGCAATTCGGAAAGTTGATGATGTCGGGCGTGCCGGTGAACATGGCCGCGCAGCGTCTCAATCTCGGCATCGACAAGATCGACGGCGGCGATGTCGCGCTCGTTCCGGGTACGCTGGTGCCGATCGCCGACGCGGGGCAGGGAGACCCGCAGGCGCCAGCACCGAACGAGTTGTAGCCACAACGTGGCCGCGCTCGAGCTTAAAATCGCGTACCCGCTCCGGGATCCGGGCGACGACTACTGGGCGCGACTCCATCGACTCGCGTCGTCCGCTGAACCTGGCGTCCGGCGCGAGTTCCTGCAGGCCATCAAGCGCATGCAGGAGAATCTCGATCTCGCCGCGATCGAAGCCGCGCTCGAGCGGAACGATCTCAATGCGGTGATTCGGCTGGTGCCGTTCAGCGAGCTCGATGACGCGCTCGCTGAAGCGGAAGCCGGTCTCGAAACAGTGCGCTCGAGCGCATTCCTTGTCGGTCGTGAACAGGCGATGCCGTTCCTGCACGCCGAGCAGCTCGCGATCCATCTCGGTAGTCGCGGATCGATCGCGATCGCCTGGCGCCATCTATCGCCCACGGTGCTCGAGGCGATCAGAACGAATACGGCAACGCGAGTCACCAGGATCGCTGAACTCACCCGTCGCACGATCAGTCAATTTGTGGAGCGCGCGTTTGTTCGCGGCGACCCGCATCGTGCGATCGCGACGGACATCAAGCAGATCATCGGACTGACGCCAGCGCAGTCGGATGCGGTCGATCGCGTGCGTCTCGCCATGGTGGACGAAGGAACTCGGCCGTCCGTTATAGCGAAGAGAGTCGAGCGTCTCCGCGCTAAGAAGGTAAAACAACGCGCAGTGACGATCGCGCGGCATGAATCGATCACGGCCGCGAACGACGGGCAGCGCGCCAGTTGGCGCATCCTCGCCGAGCGCGGCTTGTTGGATAGCAACGCGTTCGAACGGGAATGGTTGGCGATTGTGCCGACGGATGGCCGGACGTGTCCGATCTGTAAAGTGCTCGACGGCAAACGCGCGCCGATCGACGGCGACTACGAGCCAGCGGATGCGAAAGGCGGCCCGCCGGCGCACGTGGTCTGTCGCTGCACCGAGCGTCTCGTGCCCGTCAGTCCGTGACGCGCCGCCGGATCCGGCGTCTTCTCACTGTTGACTGTTTGGCAGACGCAGCACTAGAATAGCTCCAGGGCCAGCGCACCGCGGCCTCACAACTCATCGCACCGTCTTATCCACGGCCTCACGCCTTCATTGGCGCGGGGCCGTTTTCGTTTTCCCGGAGCCGTGGTTTGCAGCTCGAGCGCAAGGTGGTTTCCGCGGAGTTCAAAGCTGATGTCGCCAAGCGACGCATCGAAGGCTATGCGTCGACCTTCGGCAACGTCGACGGGAACGACGACATTGTGCTCAAGGGCGCCTACACCCGGACGCTCGAGAACGATCTGCCGATCGGCCGCATCAAGGTCAAGCGCAATCATCAGGTGCTGATCGGGAAGCCCGAGCACGCCGAGCAAGACTCAAAAGGGCTGCTCACCGTCTCGCGCATCAGCGATACCGATCTCGGGAACGAAACGCTCATCCTCGTGCAGGACGGCGTGATCGACGAGATGTCTATCGGGTTCAAGGCCGAAGAGAAGTCGTATACGACGGTCGAGGGCAAGCGTGTGCGCGAGCTCGCAGGCGTGAAGCTGTACGAGTGGAGCTTCATGGACGACGTAGCGGCGAACTCGCAGGCCAGTGTCATCGGCGTGAAGTCGCTGTACGACGTCTCGTGCGTGCTCGACCAGATGCAATCCGCGGTCTACGCGCTGCAACGCCTCGCGTCATTGCCGGCCGATGTCGCCGCCCGGGTGGCCGCGCTCGTCCGCGATCTCCAAGCCCTGCCGTCCGTCTCTGGCGACGCGGAATACGACGCGCGCCAAGCGGCACAAGTCGCCTCGCTCTCCACGCTGCTCTCGGAATTCACCAACTCCCTCCGCACCACCAACTCGTAACGGAGCTCACGGCCATGGCCGATCTCGAATTGAAAAAGTTGCACGACGACCTGTCGGCCGCGACCACCGCGTTCCGCGAGGCGAACGATCGGCTCGAAGCCGAGACCAAACGTGTCGGTGCCGGCTCAGTCGAAGCGAAGGCGTTGGTCGACAAGATGAACGCGCGCCTCGACGACATCGAAGTGAAGATGCAGCGCGCGCGGTTCATGCGCGACGGCACCGGCCAGAGCGAGGCCAAATCCGACGTCGACGTCATCGAGACCAAGGCCTTCAACAATTTCGCGCGGTTCGGCGACGAACGGTTGTCGGTTGAGGAAAGGAAAGCCGTAGCCGAGCGGAAGTCGTTGACGACCGACAGTGATCCGGACGGCGGCTACGTCGTGCCGACGACCACCTCGAGCCGGTTCATCCGGAAGCTGATCCTCGTCTCGCCGATTCGGCAGTATGCCACGGTCGAGACGATCTCGAAGGGCAACGATCTCGAGATCCCTGCCGAGGGTCCGCAGTCGTTCGCGGCCGGGCGCGTCGGTCAGCGGTCTACACGGCCGGAGACCGCCGCCGGACAGATGCGCCTCGAGAAGATCCCGACGCACGAGTATTACGCGAAGCCGATGCTCACGCAACAGATGATCGACGACACGAGCATGGACGTTGAGGGCTGGGCCGCGGATCGCGTCGGCACAGCGATCGGACAGATCGAAGGCCAAGATTTCGTGGCCGGATCCGGCGTGGGTGGACCCGAAGGCTTCAACAGCTCGAGCGTCACCGACATTCACGGTGGCGACGCGGCGTTGATCAAAATCGACGGCCTGTTCGACATGATGGCGGATCTGCCCACCTATTACGCGCAGAACGCGCGGATCTATTCCAATCGCAAAACGAAGTACGCGATCCGGAAGCTGAAGGATGGGCAAGGGCAATACCTCTGGCAGCCGTCGGTCATCGTTGGCGCGCCGCCGACCTTTGACGGCACGGAAGTCGTCGAGATCTACGACATGCCCGATATCGCGGCGAATGCGTTCCCCGTGGTGTATGGCGACCTCAAGGCCGCGTACACGATAGTTGATCGCATGCAGCTCCGATTGCTCCGCGATCCGTACACGTCGAAGCCATTCGTCGAGCTCTACTTCACGAAGCGCACCGGCGGCCAGATCGTGTTGGCCGAGGCGCTGCGTCGCCTGAAGATCGCGGTCTAACCGGAGACGCTCATGGCTACGCAACCCGGCGTCAACATACCGAACAGCACCGATCAGGGCGGCATCGTCACGCACATTAACGGCACGCTGCAGGTTGAATCCGGCGGCGTGCTCGCACTCATGGCGGGCTCGGTGCTCGCCGGCGTTGCCGATCAGAACATTCGAGTGCGAGCGACGATCGCGCAGGTCAACGCTGGCCTCACGCTGTTGCCGGCCGTGCCCGGCTTCAAGTATCGCATGATCTCCGCGCGTGCGATCGCGGTCGGCGGCGCGGCGGGCGCAGTCACGACGGTCGATGTGATCGGCACGCAGGCGGCGAGCCCGGCGAAACTGGCCGCGTTCGCGCAAGCATCGCTCACGCAGAGCACCGTGTTGACCGCTGGCGGAGCTGGTGCCGCCGTCCTCGCCGACGGTGCGTCGTTCGTGCAGAACGATGTGAATACGGCGATCACGCTCGGCAAAACGGGCGCAAGCGTCACGACGGCCACCGCGATCGACATTCTGCTCAGCTACGCGCTCGAGCCGTAACCCACGTTTCTCACGCCTCATTCGAGGATCTGACCCATGGCACAGAAGGATCTGCACAACAACATCAAGGTGTCGCGCGCGATCTCACCGACGCGCGCGACCGACAACACGGCGCTCGTGAGTCAGATCATCGACACGCAGGGCTATGAGTCGCTTGAGTTCGCGATCGCCGTCGGCACGATCGCCGATGCGGATGCGACGTTCGCCACGACGATGGACGAGGGAGACGCGTCCAATCTCGCCGGATCGAACGCGGTAGCCGCCGCCGATTTGCTCGGCTCGTACGCTGGATCGTCCTTCGTGTTTTCGAATGACGACACGGTGTACAAGCTCGGCTATCGCGGCACGAAGCGGTACGTCCGACTCACGATCACGCCGAGCCTCAACACGGGCAACGCAGACATCTCCGCGCTCGCGATCCAATCGCACGCGCGTCACGCGCCCGTCGCGTAACGCTCTCGGTCTCTTCGGTGGTGCACGATGAGGCGGGGCCACGCGCCTCGTCTCATCGTTGTTTCGTCGGTGTCACTTCTCTCTCCGGATCCTCGCATGCGCGTTCGGTCGAACTATCCGCACTTCAGCGTCGATGGCGTGTTGCACGAGATCGGGGATGAATACGAGTTGGCGGCGGCCGACGAGCTCGCGTTTCGCCTGAAGGACGGGATTGTCTCGGACGCGGGCCTCGCGCTCGTCGAACCGCCGCCCTCCCCGCCGGCGGTCGCGCCGGATCCGGCGTAACACCATGGCGCTGCCCACGCTCCAGGATTTCAAGAATCGCCTGCGCATCACGACGACCGCGGAGAATGCCGCGTTGGTCGCGATGCTCGGCGCGGCCACGCAGCTGGCGAAAGCCTACTTGGATCGTCCCCTCGAGGCGGTCGAGCGCACGTACGTCGTTGAAGATCAACGCGCGGCCGCGCTCAGTGTGAGTCGATTGAGCCGAGACCCGATCGCCGCGGCCTTCATTCGCGTGCCGGATGCGCCCGTCGACATCGCGCAGCCAATCACAATCACTGATCGCAATGGCGTTGACGTTGACAGCACATCGTTCCGTGTGGATCGAGACACCGGCGTCGTGCGTGGTGGCGGCTTCGCGGGATTCCCGTACACCATCATCGCGACGACTGGCCTCGCGACTCGCGCCGACTACGCTGAGATCGTTGAGCCGATGATCGGCCAGGCGATTCTCGATATCGCCTCCGATCTGTATCAGCGGCGCAATCCTGCCGCGACCGACGAGAACGACGGCGCCGGTGGCTACGTCCGCTACGGTCGCGTCGAAGAAACGATTCCTGCGCGCGCGATCGCGTACCTCGCGCCCTGGCGCCGGCCGCAGGTATGACGGCATGAGCATCAGCCGGCGAACGCGGTATCTCGGGATCTACAGCTACAGCGACACCGGCACAGAAGGCGTGCCGGTCGACACATGGACGTTCGACGCCGCCCACTGGGGCCGTGTCGACGATGTGCGTGGGAAGCAAGTGCTGCGCGCCGGCGGGGCCGAAGTGCAGGTCGACGCCGAGCTCGAATTCTCCGACGAGGCCGTGATTCCAGCGAACTGCATCGTCGTCGACGGCACCCGCGTCGACGCGGCGACCGCGTACCACGTGCGCTATCTGTTGCCGAAGTCGATGCATCGGCTGAAGCTCGTCTATGCGCAGCGCATCGATCGCAACAAGATCGATGCATCGAAGCTCCTGCTCGATGGCTCGTTCATTCTCGACGGATCAGAGATCCTTAACGGAGTCGGTGTCTAATGTCCGCCGTCATTGATTGGGCGCTCTACACGGAGCCGGCCGTCGGTCGCGGATCGCCGGACGAAGCCGACGTGATCAATCGGCCATTGCGTCAGGTGCTAGAGCTCTCCGGTCTCGATCCGGACGTCCCGTTCGCCGGGTTCTCGGTTGTCGGTCATACGCATACCGCGGGCGATGTCGTCGCTGGCACACTCTCTCCGTCGCGCGGCGGGACCGGTCGTTCTGATCCGACGCCGGGTTCGCTCCTCGTGGCGGCCGGCGCGGCCGCGATGCTGTTGCTGGCGCCTGGAGCCTCGGGTCAAGTCGTGCGATCGAACGGAGCCGCCTGGACGGCGGACGTCATGGTCGCATCGGACATTAGCGATCTCCCAACTGCGGCGACCGGCATCACGCGCGTCGGGACGATCACTGTCGGCACGTGGCAAGGGTCCCCGATCGCCGACACCTATATCGCCACGCTCTCGGTAGCGGGCAAGGTCGCCAACTCGGCGACGACGGCCACCGCGGCGAACACGGCGAACGCAATCGTCGCGCGGGATGCGTCGGGCAATTTCGTGGCTGGCACCATTACGGCGAACGTCATCGGCGCCGTCACCGGATCCGTCACCGGGAATGCGGGCACCGCGACCAAGCTCTCGAGCCTGCGGACGTTCGGCGTATCCGGCGACGCCGCGGGCTCGGTGGGTTCCGATCTCACGAGCGGTGTCACGATCTCCCTCTCGCTCGCCGCCGGCGTTATTTCGGACGCGAACATCGCATCGACCGCGGCGATTGCGTATTCGAAACTGTCGCTCACGGGCGCGATCCTCAACACGGACATCAGCGCCGGCGCCGGGATCGTCGACACCAAGTTCGCCACGATCTCGACGCCGGGGAAAGTCGCGAACAGCGCCACGACGGCGACGGCGGTCGATGCGGTTGGAACGATCGTCGCGCGCGATGGCAGCGGCAATTTCGCGGCGGGGACAATCACGGCGTCGTTCGCCGGCGACGGATCGATGCTCACGTCGCTCAATGCGGCCGCGTTGTCGAGCGGTGTGATTGCATCAGCACGGCTCGCGGGCGCGTACAACGGCATTACGCAAGTCGGCACGTTGCTCGCCGGCATCTGGAATGCGACGGTGATCTCTCCGGTGTTCGGCGGTACGGGACTGAACGCCGCGGCCGTGGGCGATCTGATGTACGGGTCCGGCGCCAACACGTGGGCTCGACTCGCCGGCAATCCGCTACCCACGCGCAAATTCCTCGTGCAGGCGGGCGACAGTGTAAATCCGGCGGCGCCGTCGTGGGGGAACCCGACGCCCGACGATATCGTCGCCGGCACGTTCAACGGCCTATTCACGTTCCGCGCAGGTCTGACATCGGGCATTGTCCCGGTGCCGTCGGCAGCGGCGTCGCTGCTGCCCAACCGAACAACGATCTTTGTCACCCCGGACACGAACGACGGGACAGCGCGCGCCGGATCCGTCATGGTCACTGGATACGGTGCGCCGCCTGCGTTCACTGGTGTGACCGCTGGAGGATCGCCGCAAGCGCCACTCGCGGTCTCGCCGGGCACGAACCTCGTCGAGATGATCGGCGTTGGATTCGACGGCGTCACGTGGAGCGCCGGCGGCCGTATGCGGGTGAATGCCGCGGAAGTGTGGACCTCGACCGCACACGGATCGCAGCTCGTCTTCTCGACGACGCCGAATGGATCAACGGCGCTCACGGATGTCCTGACTATCGGCGATAGCGGCGCCGTCGCGGTCCTCGGTGACGTCACCGTCAATACGAACAAGCTCACGATCACGGCGAGCACGGGCGCGTTGACGGCGGCCGGCCAGATCACGACGACTGCGGGCTTCCTCTCTGGCGTCGCGGGCAGCGGCACCGGTGGGCGCTACGTTGCCCGCGATGACGGAGGCAATGACCGCTGGCAGTGGGGCCTCCTGAGCACCGTCGGAGCTCGCAACTGGTCGCTCTACGATTTCGGGAATAATAGAGAAGCGATCTCGGTGCACGCGACGACGGGCGTCGTCACGCTGCCGACGGGGTTGGTTGTTGGGACGTCGCTGACAGCCGCCAGTCTCTCAGTCGCCGGCGCCGCCAGTGCGGCATCGCTGACGGCGGGCACGGCGACCCTCACCGAACGACTCACCATCGACGATGCCACTGGCATCCGTTTCACGACAACGGACGCGGGTGTGTACGTCTCGGCAAGCAAACTGTTCATCGGTCGCTACTCGTCCGCGGGCAGTTTTGGACTCTCCGTCGATCCTGCATCTGGAACGCTCTCTGGAATGGCGGCCGCGTTCGCGGCAGCCATGACGATCACCACGACGCCCGCCACTGCGCTCATCCTGCAATTGACAGGCAATGCGACGACCGGCGGCTATGTGAGTTTCCTCGACGCCACCGCCTCCAACGCGGTTCGTGGATTCATCGGGTTCGGCACGACGCTTGGCGGCGCCGCGTCGACAGAAATGGTACTACGATCTGAGAGTTCCACGGCCCTGACATTCAGCGGCGGCAACGTCGGACTGCGCATCGCAGCGACAACGGGTGCGGTCACCGTGCCTCAGGCACTGGTGGTCAGTGGTCTTGCGTCATTCAACTCCGTGGTATCGATCGATGGGCTACCGACGGCCGCGACCTTTGGGAACACCGGATTGCCCAATAAGCGCGTCATGATCGGGTACGATGCTGTTAGCGATTACGGGTTCGTCAGCGCGATACACGGGCACGGCCAACAAGACGCTCTTTTTGAATCCCATCGGAGGCGGTGTCCGCGTCGGCGTTGGCGGCTTTTTCGTCGACGGCGCGTTTGGCTGCAATGGGAACACGCCGCAAACAAAAGCAGTGTCAGGCGGAACGGTCGGCGGGGTGATCGCTGCGCTCGTCGCCAACGGCATCCTCTCGTCGTAGCCACTCGTATGCGTCGCCCGTTTCGCAATGCCCCGAAACGCTCACCCGCTCGCCATCCCTTTACCACATCTCGAATGAAACGCATTGAATTCCCCGCCGCGACTGACGACCTCGATCTCTACAATCTCGCGTACATCGGCGCATGCAACCCGGAAGCGCGCCTCGCGCCGGCCGAGCTCCGCACGCACGCGAAGCTGCTCGACGCCCTCGAGGCGCCCGGCGTGAAACAGACCGACGGCACTGGGTTCAAATTGCCGAAGGGCACGCCCGCGATAGTGCTGCTCGAGGAAGCTGAACGCGACTTGCTGAAGCGGCTGTGTGAGTCGTTCCACTGGAATCCCGTGTTCTCGCGGCGAGTCGTGCAGCTGTTCGATCTGCTCGAGCACGCGCCGGACTACTCGGTGCCTGTTCCGCTGCTGCCGCTCAACGCGTCACCAATAGAATAAGCGTTCACTCATGACGCCCGAGTTCGCGCGCTTTCAGCAGACCTTCAACGACGCCGTCCCTCAGGGCCTCGTCGCCGCGGCCGCCATCTATCACGGCGCGCTCCGGGCGAAGCTGCAGCGTGGGTACACCTCGGGCGACTTCACGACGGGGAACGTCAGCGCCTCGGTGCAGATGGACGCCGGCAGCCAGATCGGTGGTGAGTGGGAAGTGGCCGTCGGGACGAATCTCATGTACGCTCTTTACTGGGAGATGGGTCATCAGAACGTCTTCACGCGCCGGTACGAACGCGTCGAGCACTGGCGTGAGACGGCCGAGGAAGAAGGCGACGCTATGGCCGCCGCGTTCGGTGCCGTCGTCGCCACGCGCCTCGAGGCCGGTCAGTGACGACCGTCTCGACGGACCGACTCTACGCCACGCTCGTGCGTGACGCGCTCGCGTTCGTGCCGCCGGGCGGCGTTGCGCTGTCCGCCACGCTCGGGCATCGCATGTACCGACAGGCGGCGCCGCGCGATGCGGCATACCCGTACGCTGTGTTCTCGCTCCGATCGACCCGCATCGCCGACGGCAATAACTCGCTCAAGGTCCTCTACGACTTCGAGGGATTTGTGTGGAACCGTCCGCGGTCGACGCAGCCCGCGACCGAGCGGCTCGCCGACACCTGGGCCACGTATCTCCGCACGCTCCTCAATATCTCGAACGGGTTGATGTACGCGACCGACGTGACCGCGGAGTCGTTGCCGCTCATGTCGACGCCGGCGGACGCCAACGTCGTGCAGGTTCTCGTCCGCGCGCGCCTGCAGGTCTGGCCGACGCTGATCTCATCGCTCTCCGCGTAGTCACGGCCCTCGCTCTCTCACTGAGGATTCTCAGATGCTCACCGGCTATTCCGCAAACCTCCCGAACGACACGCTCCTCGACATGGGCGTGCTGTTCCGCACCATCTCCGCCGTCTCGACGAAGATCGGCGTCACGCAGGGCGCGCCGGACTTCGACCCTGGCGTCGAGGAAGCCGACATTCAGTTCGACGGAATGCGGTGCAGCCTCAAAGGCCTCCAGCGCCGCGTCGGCTTCAAGCCGATGATCAAAGGCACGATCATCGAATTCGGTCCGACCGCCACGGGCAAGCAGGTGCAGGTGATCGAGCCCGGCTCGAGCGAAGCAACCGTCGGCGCGGTGACGACGACGACGCCGAAGGCGGCTGGACTGTTGTACGCATCCGGCGACTACCTCACCGACTTCCGCCTGATTTTCCAGCGCGCGAACGGACTCTTTGTCGCGATCTACTTCCCGATCGCGAAGGCCACGAAGTGGTCGATGAAGGGCGTCGACAAAGCCGAGGCGCAAATCTCGATCGAGATCGAAGCGATCGGCGATCCAACGGCGGACCTTGGTGTAGCGCCGTACCTCATCGAGCACCGCACGGCGCTGCCGGCGTAACCCTCTTACGAATCTGATGAAACCTCAAATCGTAGACATCGACGCCCTCGTCGCCGAGCTGCCCATTCGGGTGCTCGGCGGCGAGCACCTGGTGAAGCCGGTTAACGCGATCGCCACGAAGCTGGCCGATTCCATCACCGATGAGAATCGGGTTGATGTGATGATTCAGATCGTGGCGATGGTAGTGCCGACACTCACCGTCGAGCAGCTCGGAACGCTCACGGTCACGCAACTCGACGCGATCCTACAAGTGTCGGCGCGTGGGGTGACTGCGGTCCGAGACTCGGACCCAAACGTGGACGGGCCGACGACCCTGACAGCGTCGCCGGCCTGATCCCGTATGACGAAGTCGGCGCCGTGTGCTCCGAGGTCTCAGAGCGGAACGGCCCAGAGTTCATGATCGTGCTGCGTCAACCCTTCGCGATCACGCTCTACGCGTATCTCATGCTCCGCGATCGCGATCGGATTGCCGACATCAAAACGAGGAGTCGTGACGTGTATCGCGGGGTCCTGACGGCCATGGCCATGAACGATCCGAAGCGCCTCGAACGGGAGCGCGCCGAGGTGCGCGCCGACATGCGTAGCGCGCCGGATCCGGCGGCGCAGCGACAAAGTGTCACGGACCGCCGAGCGGCGGGTCTCGCGCTGGCGACCCTCATTGAGCGCTCGGGTGTGCTCGACGACCGGAGAAACTAAATGACGACCTTCACGGCGATGAATGCCAAGATCGGGTCGGTCGGTGGGAAGGAACTGCTGTCCGAGCTCGGTGCGATTGACAAGAAGGTCGAGACGACCGCCTCGAAAATGAAAGCGGCTCTTGCGGCGACCGGCAACGATCTGGGCGCTGCGGCGCGGATGATCGTGGCCGAAGCCAATCAGGCGAACGTAGCCGTTGCCGAAATAGCGACCACGGCGACAAAGAGTTTTACGGCGACCGCGACGGCGATTGAGAGTGCCGGGAATCGCATTTCGCATAGCGCGATGATCGGCATTGGCGAGCTGACCCGAGGGCTCGGTCGCATCGGGTCCACCGGGCAGCTCAGCGCGTTCGCGGTTCGCGAACTGGCCGGCGGTGTCATGCGGCTCGGCGCATCGCTTGGCGCGGTCGGTGGGCTCGCCGGAATGGCAGTGCTGGCGGGCGGAGCGATCGTCGAAGCCTTCACCAAAGCGAGAAAGGAACTCGAGAAAACACAAATCGAGTTCAATCAGCGACTCGATGAAATGGCGAAGTCGAGCAGTCTCGCTGGGCTCGGCGGCCGGTTCGGGATTGCCACAGAGATTCAGTCAGGCGATCCATTCGCGAAGATCCTGGGGCGCAACCCCGGAGAGAAAGATCTCGACTTCATCCGCCGCAGTCAGGGTATCGTCGGATTGCAGTCAGAAGTCGCTCGGCGGCAGGCGGCCGTCGACGGACAGCGGGGACTGTTCCGCGGGGGGAGCCGCGAAGCCGACGCTTTGCGCGAAGCGCAAGTGATGCTCAAGGCCGAGATCGAGAAGCATACCAAGACGGAGCGCTTGATTGCGGAGGTAAACAAGAAGGTCGTCGATGAAACAACGACCGGCATCAGAGAGGCCGCTGAAAGGAAATCGATCAAGGCGCTCTTCAATCCAGAGTCGCCGACAGGCAACGGCGTGTTTGGTGATCGATTGAAAGGCATGCTCGCCGGGACCCGGGTGCAGCAGATCGGCGAAACGCCTCGAGAGGCGGAACTGGAGACCTATAAGCAAATCCTCGCGAAGGAGTATCAGGAGGCGAAGACGCTCGACGAGAAGGACGCCATCCTGAACAAGATCAAGCGCGTGCTCGAGGAGATCGACAAGCTCAATCCCAGACTGTTCGCGAGTGTGACGGGCGACGGGGTGAAGGCCGCGAAGTTGCCCGCGCTCTCGGCAGCCGAGGAAGACGCCAAAGCAACGGTCAAGCGGATGACCAAGTTCGCCGATGACGCGGCGCAGCATATCGCCTCAACCTTTGGGAGTACGATCGCGGCTGGATTCACCGCGGCCTTTGCGCCGGGTGGCAATTCAAAGTCGATCTTCAAAGCGATGACGTCCTCGATCCTGGAAGGACTCGGCTCGATGTTTGAACAGATCGGCGTCGCGTCGCTCGTCGGTCTCGAATTCATTCAGGGAATCAAGGCGGCGATCTTCGCGTTCGCGCCGGAAGTCGGCCTGGTCGCGGCGATCGGGCTGATCGCGTTCGGCGCCGCGCTCAAAGGCGCCGGCAGTCGCATCGGCTCGTCCGGATCCGGCGGCGCGAGTGGCGGCGGCTACACCGGCGCCAGCGTCACGCCCATCACGTCGATCGGCTACATCAACCCCGTGGCCCCTGCGGGCTCCTCGGCCTCCGCGAGTTCGATCGGCGCGCAACAGCCCGTGCATTTCACCATCATCGGCAAGGACGATCCTGCCGCGCAGCGCCAGATCCTCGAGCTCATGGCGCGCGCCAACCGCCGCGGATCGACGAGCGGCTGATGGCCTCCTCGATTTCATTCGCCGATGCGTTCGGCGCCGCCGTGCTCACGAATGGGAAACCCGCCCCTGCCGATCGGTTCGGCAATTGGGTCCCGGTGTCGAAGCCGATCGGCGAGTCCGCCTCGAGACAATCCGATGGCGCAATCACGATGTTTGTGTTTCGCACCGACTTCGGCGCGACGTTCGAGCTCGCGCAGATCCCCGTCGCGTCGATCGCGAGCATTCGCCTCGTCGACGTCGCCGCGCGGCTCGTCGCGTGGTTGCTGCAGGGCGGCACATGCAGCGTCACCACGGGCGATGTCGAGGGCCACGTGTATGCGACCTGTGGGCTCATGCCGGGCAGCTCGCCGTCGCTCACGATGACCGATCGTCGGAACCTCGAGTACACGCTGTCGCTGGCGTTGATCAATCTCGCCGGGTCGCCGGCGCCGATGGTCTGTCACTGGGTCGCATGAGGCGACGTGCCATGGGGAATCGCTGATGTCGTCGTTCACCGAGGAATATCGCCTCCGGATCCGGAACGCGACGAACAGCGGCGACGTCCTCGTGATCACGAGCGTCCGCGGCGATGCCACCCCGTTTCTCCAGGCGCCGCCAAGTGGCGATGGCGCGAGCTTCGATCCCCTCACGGGGCAAGCGATGTGCGCGTCGTACACGGGCACGATCGTCGACGCGATCACGAGCGGCGTATCGCGCATCGTCACCGCGCAGCTCGAGGACGCGAACCAGCGGCCGCAGCTCGGCTATCGCGTGGCGTTCGTCGAATCACGGATCAACGGCGGCGCGTGGACGACGCTGGTCGCGGGATACCTCACACTGCTGCGCCTCACGAGCGCGGTGACCTGGGAGTACACGGTCCAGGATGCCTCGCGTGTGCAGGGCGGCTTCGAGACGTTCGGTGCGCTCGGCAACACGCTGATGACCACCTTCCTCGCGCTCTGGCCGAACCGCGGATGTGCGTTCGGTGGCCCCGTCATCGGCGGGTTTCTCGGGATGAAAGACTCGCTCGGGAAAGGCTGGACGATGAAGGTGCATCGGCTCGGCTTCGCTGGGTCGTACGTGTACTACTTCGAATATCTCTCCGGCTACGGTCCACCGAACTGGTTGACCAGCAAGAACATCAACGACTTTGCCGACGGCGTGAACGCCTCGGTGAAGGGATTGTTTCAGGCGCCGCGCAACGATGGGCACCTGTCCAGCTTCGCGACGATCAATGATTCGCTGCAGAATAGCTTTTGGTCTGGGCTCATCTTCCTCGTCAGCACCGCCGACTCGAGCACGCCAATCGTCTACCGTCCGACGAGGAACACCGTCGCGAGCGCGGGGGCTGGTTTCCCGCTGGCGTACGATCAATCGAATCCCAACGCGCTCGTCGTGAGCGGCGGGATCGACAAGAACAACACGTACAAAGGCGTCTTCACGATCCAGGATGGCCAAGCGGCGCTGAACGACGGCGACATCGTCACCGTGCGCGCGCTCACGATCCTGCCGACGGATCTCTCACCCATCTATGTCGATCAGCACCCGGCCGACTTCCTCGCCACGGTGTGGACGCAGGCGGGCATTCCGTTCTATCCCACGGCGATCACGAATCTCAAAAACACGCTCGGCACCAAAGAGCGCGTCGCGCGGCGCATCACGCAGACCGAACAAATCGGGTCGTTGATCCAAGAGACCGTCTTCGCGCCGTACGGCGTGGCGGTGCGCGTGGGCACCATAGGAGACGCCGCCTCGAATGGGTTACTCGTGCCGTTCCCGACGAGGAAGCTGCCGACGGCGCTCCCCTCGGTCACGATCACTGATCAGGATGTGGTGCAGGACGAAACGAAGTTGCCGTACGAGCTCGATGCGTCGGCCGGCGTCAACACGCTCATCCTGAAACAGAAGATCCTCCAGACGATCCTCACCGGCGCTGATGACAAAGTGCTCGACGGGGTGACGGAGGGTGACTCGACGATCACGGAGTTCAACACCGACCCGAACGCCGTGCCGTCTGGCACCGTCACGATCGACGTCCCGGGGATGTTGCATCAGGATCAGAGCTGGTCGCCCAACCAAATCGGATGGCTCGACGCGACGGCGAAGACATTGTTCGATCGATTCGGCCGCGGAAACATCAAGCTCGAGACAAGTCTGATTCGTGGCGGCGCTGGCGACGCGCTCAACCTCGGCGACGAAGCCCTCATCGACATCGCGCAGCTGCCGAATCACAACGTCCGCCTAGGCGACAGTCCGTCGACGCCCGCGCGCCGAATGCAGCTCATCAGCGTCACCGAACTCCCGCAGCTGCGCCAAGCCCGCTTCTCCGACAGCGGCCCGAACGCGAACCAGCTCGCGACGGTCCCGACGCTCTCGATCGTGCTGGCTATCGATCTCCCGCGCAGTATTGCGTTGGTGACCATCACGAACGCGGCGACGTTGAACGCGGCCGGGATTGGACTCCGACTGCAGGCGGCCGCGATCGCGGGAGGGCCGGCGCCCTTGGCCGCCGACTATGTCGACATCGCCGCGTTCGCTGACGGGTTGATTCCGACCACCGCGTTTCGCATCGGGCCGTACATCGCCGGCCAAACGCTCTACGTTCGCGCGAGGAGCGAAAAGAAGGGCAGTGCGGCATCGAACTATGGCGCGAGCGCGAACGTCACGCTGTCGGCCGTTGCCAATCCAACCAGCCTCGTTGCCACACCGAGCGGTGCAGACGGATCGCTTTGCACGCTGACGTGGGCGCCGGGCGCAGGCACCGCAAACGACGTCGTCGACGTGTATCTCCGGACGAGCGGTCAGCCGTTCTCACTGGCGCAGCGGATCGACACGCTTCCGCCCGGCTCCAATCGCTACACGATTCAGCTGCTCACCGCTGGCGTCTCGTACATCGCGACCGTGCAGTACCGCGATCCGAATACGCTCGATCAGTCCGACGCGATCGACGTCGTGTTCATCGCTGGCGGCGTCACCCGCGTGCTCGCGGCGCCGGTCGATCAAACACCGTTTTCCGGATCGGTGGATCCTGAGACGGGCTCGCCACTCCGTGATGGTGTCTTCGGTCTCGCCGTCCTCGCCGCTGAATTCCCTGGGCAAGTCGAGTTTGCGATCGCGACCGAGACCGGCGTCGCGAGTGGATTCTATGGCGCCTTCGTCACCGTCGACGCGCCGGTCCCAAGCGTGCTCGGAAACTGGACCAAGTTCTCGACGATCGCGCCGAACGATGGATTGCGTCGGCAGCTGCAAGCGCGCCACGTGCAGGCTGGCGCGACGTCGAGCGCGTACACACCGACCGTCGTGGCCACGCCGTGGACGCCAAGCGCATTGCCGCCGGTGTCGACGCTGTCGCCGATCGTCGAGGTGACCTTCCTGCCGCCGACGGCGCCCGGTGTGAACGTGCGGCTCCAGGTGAACGGCGTCGATCCGATCGGCACGACGATGCAGGTCGCAATCAAGAGCACCGGCAGCGCGACGGGCATCATCACCGGCCCGGGCGTCGGCATCCTCAGTCCCAACGCCACGATATGGGAGATCTCTCAACCACAACCGGCGCAGGGTCCGGGATCGCTCGTCGTGCAGGGCGTGACGACGGACGGTCGGATCGCCGAGCTCGCGGTGACGATCCCGGAGGCGTCGACAGTCGCGGCGCCGCAGGGCACCGTGGCATTCACCGCGGACGGCAATTGGCAAGCGACTGCAGACGGACCATCGAACGCGAAATCCTTCAAGTTTCTCTCGAGCACCGGTGCGTTCCCCTCGGATTCGCTCGTGCTCTCGAGCGGGAGTGTTGTCACGGGGCCCGTGCGTACGTTCAGCACGTCGGGCGGTCCACTCTCGATTGGACAGGCGATCTTTCTCACGATCATTCCGTTCACACAGCCAAGTGCGGGCGGCGTTGCGCTGCCGAGCATTCACATTCAGGGCGCGTATCTCAACCTCACCGGCAGCAAGACGGTCAACTACTCCGCGGGGAGCTATCTGCAGATCGATGGCACGGATAGCATCACGTTCAACACGAACACGCTGCCCACATCGCCCGATCTCGGCATCGGGTCGCCGCTCAAACTCTCGATGCACCATTTGCTGCCCACCGGCGTGTCGATCGCCCAGGTAAGCATGTGGGGCACGTTCGGCGCGCAGGCCGGCAGCAACGTCGGGGTGTACGTGAATCGATTCTTTCGGCAAGTGACGGGCGGCGTCACCTCGCAACTGGGCTCTGGATCGCTCACCTACAATGGCGGGCAGCAGACCACGACGATGATTATGGCAGAGACGGTCGGGTCGAGCTCCGGGTACACCTCACGCGTCGACTGGACCGGGGCGATGGATGCTGGCCAAACGATCGGCGGCGGCGTCGCGATCACGTATTTCATGCCCGACTCCAAGAAAACTCTCTAAACTCTCTCGACGGTTCGAGGCTCACATGCATCAACGGTTACAGAAATTGTTCGATGAGCACCAGTCGCCAAGCCACGCGGGCACGCATCACGTGCACCTGCACGCGATGCCGGTCGTGCGGCTCAACGCGATGATCCAAAAACAGGTCCTTGAGTATGAAGCGTTGCTCGAGGAGGCGACCATGGACCCGGAGCACCATCCCGATCTCACGCCGAAGCTCGAGGCGATCCGGCAGACGCTCGGAGCGCTCAAGCGAGACGCCGCGGCCGCGCAACAGGCGTTCTCGCTCGTCCGCATGGCGATGGAGCAGCTCGATCGCTACATGCCGGAGGCGCGCATGGACGTCGAACATATTCTTGACGGGATCGCGGCCAAGCGCGGCGCGCCGGATCCGGCGTCGGCCGCGCCGTCTGTGGCGGTCGAGACTGTTCAATCGTCTGGCACTGTAGTATCGTAGTTCCTGACGCCGCAGGGTTTCGCGGCGCCCCAATTCCTAGCACCGTCTCATTCACGGCTCTCCGCCCATCTCGGGCAGAGGGCCGTTTTGTCGTTTGGGAGATTCGATGCTCCGACCGAACTCGCCGCACCGTGCCGGATTGTGCTTGCTCGCGATCGTTGTCGCGTCAAGCGCGGTCATCGTGCTCGCCGCGCATGTGTGTGGCCGGTCATGACGACACGGGTGCGGAAACAGCACGAGCCCGTCGACCCCGACGATCACTACGTCATGTCGCGCGACGAAGATCGGAGCATGTGGGCGAAGACGGCCTACGTGATGGAGAAATACAAACTCCTCATTTGGATCGGCACCGTCGTCCTCGTCGCGTTCGGGTTCGACTTCAAGACGCCGGCGATGGCACAACACGGCCTCCAGGCGCAGATCGATACGCTCCGGCCGCAACAGCGGAAGCTCGAGGCCAAGCTGGACATTCTCCTCCGCCTGCAGTGCATGAACCGCGGGCTCACCGATCGCGAACGCCAGCTCGCGGGACTGAGCTGCTCGGCCGCCCAATGAGGATTCGCTGATGTCCTTGACGCTGTTCCCCGACAGCCGGTTGCGCACGGTCATGACGCCGAAGGCGGCAATCCCGACCTGGTTCGGCTGGCAGGTGCCGATCTACTGCGCGAGCTGCGGCACGCCGGCGGGCTGTGTGCCGGAGGAGAACATGACCTTCGCGTTCTACCTCTGTAACGAGTGTTTCAAAACGCACGGCGACTCGACGCTCTTTATGACCATGCCGGATCAGGTCTTCTGGGCCACGGTCGCCGAGGCGCAGCTGGAGAAGTACGGCCGCTACCTGAGCGCCGAGGAGGTCGTGGAGAAGCTCACCGACCCGGAGTCGTTGGAAAGTCGTCTCGCTCGTGATCGCAAGTTCCTCACACCACACGCAGGAGAATAGGACCATGCCGTTCTGCTATGCATTGGCCTCGGCGCCGGGCACCAACCTCACGACGCACGCGACGCCGGGCACCGAAAACCCGAACCTCGCCGTTCGTCAGGTGACGCGCGGCGTCGATCTCACGTTGCTCCAGGTCATCGGCCGCGGCGTGCAGCTCACCACGATCACCGGCATTGCGTTCTTCGTGCGCCGGTTCACCACGGCCGGATCCGGCGGCGGCGCCATCACGCCAGCGCCCCGGCGCGTGGGCACGACAGCGACGACGGTCGCGGCGGACTCCTCGTCCGCGTTGACACCCGGCACCACGTCCGGCGCGATCCAGGCCGTGTTCGGCTGCGGCGCGACAGGCCCGGGCGGATGGAACGCCATGAACTCCGACGCCGGCGCGCACCTCGAGGCGGGATCGTCCGACGAGTTCGACGTCAACAGTGTGTGCGGCGTCGCGTCGTTGCCGTTCAACCTCGGCGGCGAGATCTCCGAGTAATCGCTCCCGATGGTGTTCGTGGCACGCGTCTCGTTGGGCGATGGCCTGGCGAGACGCGTGTGGCATGCGGCAACGCCTTGAGGAATCTGGCATGATCATGCGGGTCGGTGTGCGCCCGGGCTCACGGGCGCGGGATGCGATCGGTGTCGGTGGTGGTTCAGGCCCGGCGCCGGCGACGAAGCTCACGATCACGACGCAGCCGTCGAGCGCCGCGTCGAGCGGCGTCGCGTTCCCGGTGCAACCGGTCATTCAGCTGCGCGACATCTTCAACCTGCCGGTCCTGCAATCCGGTGTGGTGGTGACGGCGACGGTCGCGAGCGGCGGTGATACGCTCGGTGGCACGACGACGGCGACGACCAATTCGAGTGGCGTCGCGACGTTCACGAATCTCCAATTGACCGGCAGCGCGACGGACACGTTGCAGTTTGCAGCGTCGGGACTGACGGCCGTCAACTCGAACAGCATTGCGGTGAGTGCGGCGTCGGGGTTCTTCGCCAACGCGCCGGCGGGATGGACGACGATCAACGATCAGCCGTTCACGAGCATCCCGGTCCACGCGAGTGGCCCAGATGCGCAAGGGTGGACGGACCCCGATGGCAACACAGCTCGCTTCAGCCTCGAGACCGACCCCACGGCACCATTCCCGTCGCACGGCACCCTGAAGGGATCGTATCCGAATGGGTCCGCCGGCGGTGGCTCGTTCTTTCGGATGGCGCTGGACTACTCGTCCGGGCAGCAATTCAAGAACATTTATTGGAGTGTGATCATCCAGCTGTCCTCGAATTTCGACATGAACGGCAACGTCGGATCGAAATTTCTCTGGCCGTCCGGGACGATCGCTGAGGATTCGTTCACGTATACGACGTTCAACGCGGACAACGTGCTGGAATATGGGATCGTGCAGCAAGGCGGCCCCGTCCGCGAGATGTATCAGAATATCGGATCGCCAGGGAACCTCGGCGTCTTCCAGAACTATCGCGGGCAATATGTCGAAATTCAGAACATCGTTCGCGCGAACAGTGCGAACGGAACGGCCGACGGCGAATACCACTGCTGGATCGCAGGCACGAAGACCCACCAATACACGCCAGCGGACGGCAACGGCGTCGATTGGCACATGACGTCGTCGGGCCGAAAATGGATGTCGATGGACATCAATCCCACTTATGGCGGCGGAACCGCGCCGGTGCCGGTCGCCAACATGTTCATGAAGTGGAATCGCCTCTTCATCACCGGGAGTAACACCTAATGCGTCATTTTCTCCGCGCGTCTCTCTGTGCGCTGGCTCTCGTGCTGCCGCTTCGCGCGCAGACGCCGAAGCAGCTCGCGCAGCTCGACACGCTCAACAAACAACTCGCCGCGACGAAGGCCTCACTGTCACTCGCCGCGTCCTCGTCGGCGTCGTTCTCATCGGCGATCTCGCAGGCGTCGACGTCGTTGGCGAAAGCGCAACAGATGCTCACGGCGCTCACGACCGTCGCGCCGCCCGTGGTCACGCCCCCTCCGGTAATCCCGCCACCGCCGCCGAAGGACACGACGAAGCCACCGGTCGTCACGCCGCCAAGCGGCGGCGGGTCTGCCTCGTGCCCGAATGAGCCAGCCGGCTACACGGTCATCAATGACAACGCATTGAAGGACATTCCCGCGTGGCCGGCGAAGTCGTCGACCGGATGGATCGACGACGAACGGAACGCGAAGACGGCGATCAGCATCGTCAACGATCCGACCGCGCCCGCCTCGCCGAACGTCGCGGCCGGTCTCTTCCCTGGGGGCATGACCGGCGGCGGTGCTCCGTTCTACGTGTATCGTCCATTCGCCGCGACCGAACAGTTTAAGAATCTCTATATCTGCGGGTTCGTGAAGCATGACGCAGCCTTCGACAACACCAACGGCAACGCCGGGACGAAGTTCATGTGGCCCGCGGGCGACCAGGTCCAGGGCGCGCTCACCTACATGAACCATGATGGAAGCGGAATGGACTTCACGGTCAACCAACAGGGTGCGGTTGACCGCATGCTATTCGGGAATCTGAATCGGGCCGCTGCGCAGATGTACTCGAAGCGCGGGCAGTGGGTTCGGTACGAAGTGTTGCTCAAAGCCAACTCGAGCAACAGCGCAGCGAATGGGGAGCTTCATGTTTGGATGAACGGCACGAAGACGCACCAATACACCGACGTGAATTGGCAGATGGCCTCCGCTCGCACGTGGCTCTCGCTCGCGTGGAACCCAACCTACGGCGGCGGACCGAATCGGGTCCCTCGCGACCAGCGGCAGTATCTGGATCAGTTGCGCATCAGCGGCAGCAATAAGTAGCGATGGAATTCATGGCGGACGGAGTCGCGTAATGTCTTTCGGCGCGGCGAGCGGCAGTCATACCGTTGTCGGGAACACCGTTGCTTCGGTGCTCACGGGCGTCAGTGTGGGCGACACCATTGTCGTCCACACGAGCCGCGACGCGAGCGTCACCTTCGTCTCGCTCACCGACGATAAGAGCACCAGCTACGCCATCCCGACCGTCTCGTCTGTCACCGCTTCGTTGCTCGACGCCAACAACGGCGAACTGCACGAGGTGTTCGTCGGTGTTGCAGGCAGTGCGGGAACGTTCACAATCACGTTGACGCTCAGCGGGGCACTTGGCGACGGGTGCATGCTCGTGTCACGGCACTCGGGTCGAAGCACAACATCGCCTGTCGTTGCGGTCGCCATCAACGCGCAGTATCCGCCCGTGGGATCGAATCCCGGAACCGGAGTCGGGGACATCACCTGCGGTCCGTTCGCCGTTCCGGCGGGCGCTGACATTCTGCTCAACCTCAGCGACGCGAGTGGCGCGCACAACACTAACTACTCCGCGACGGCCGGCTATACGCTCCAGCGAGAAGAGGGTGCAGCGGGTGTCTCCGCGCTCCAGGCGCTGATCACGAAAGACAACACGTCTGGAACCCAGAGCGCGACCGCGACACAGGCGAACACGACGCCTTGTGGCTCGATCGTGATTGTGTTGGCGCAAGCATCCGGCGGCGCCTCGGTGGTCTCGGACGAAGACGCGAACGCCGGCGCGACGTCGGTGCGCGCCGCGATGCTGCTCGCGACGTCGCTCGGGTTGTGCGCGAATGCGCGCAGCGCGCAGCTCGCGATCGCGAACTACGACGACGGCGGGTTCCCGATCGCCGCGGTGCCGGCGGTCGAGGCCGAGCCGCCGTATCGCCAGCTGGTGTTCGACGAGCAGCGCAACACATTCCGTCGCGCCGCGGCGTGGGGCGACGACGAGCAGCTGCCGCTGCGTACGCAGATCGACGAGGAGGTGTGGTTCGGTCCACACCCGGAATGGGCGACGAATCTCATTCCGGAGCCGTGGAGTTGGGACGACGGGAACACGTTGCCGCCCGCATCAGCGCCACCCGATGAGAATACGTGGACAGCGCCGCGGCCGCCGTTCGTCGCGCTGCGGTTCCCGATTCCCGATCCGTGGACCTGGGATGACGGCACGTCGTTCCCGCAGCAGACGCCGACCGTGGCGCTCGACGACGGCGGGGATGGCGGGTGGACGCCGCCGCGGCCGATCGTGTTGCCGTTCATCGGGCCGCCGATCCAGGACGAGCATGTTGGCGCATCGCTCTACTGCGTCGACGAGCCGAACACGTGGGTGCGCACGGTCACGTGGCCGGATCCGGCGCCGGCGCCGATGTGGCGCTTCGCCGTCGAGGAGCTCGCGTTCCCGCTGGCGGCGTTGCACATCGATGAGGAGACGTGGTTCTCGCCGCTGCCTGAGTGGCCGACGACGCTGCTCCTCGAGCCGTGGGCGTGGGACGATGGCAATACGCTGCCACCCAAGGCCGCGCCGCCCGAGGACTACGCGTTCCCGCTGCCCGTCGTCTGGTCGACGCCGTACGTCGCACCGCCGCCGCAACACGAAGAGGCCGCGCCGAGCCTGTACACGGTCAGCGAGCTCGATGTGTGGCCGGTGCTGCCAACGCCATGGGCGGTCGATTGGATCGCGCCCCGCGTCAACCTGGACGACGTGGTGCCGTCGCCGGCGTTGGTCGACGAAGATCCGTCGCACGTGCGTCGCACGTTGTCGAGCGACTACACGCCGGTGCTGTCGTTGCTGCAGGCCGACGAGCACGCGGTCCCGATTGCGGCGCCGACGTTCGTGGCCGAGGAGGACGCGCCGTTCGTGGTGCGCCGCCTCTCGCTCGAGTACGCGGCGTCGTACGCGGCGTTGTTGGTGTGGGCGACCGACGAGGTCGTCCCGCAACCGTCGCCGATCGCGAGCGATGACGAATCGATCGTGCCGCGGCCGCGGTGGATCGAAGCGTACGCGCTGGTGACACCGCTCGCGATCGATGACGGCTTCGTGCCGTCGGTGATCGTGGCGCCAACGGTGCGGCCGCGGGCGTTCTTCATTCCGGACCCGGGGCTCGAGCTCCGGTTCATTCCCGACTTCCTGTGACTTCTCGCCCGAGGCGCGCCCAGTGATCACGATTCTTGAAATCACCGTCGGCGATACCGGCTTCACGCTGGCGGGGCGCATCGACGGCGGCGGGCTGGTGGATCTCGTCGGCTGCACGGTGACGCTCGATCTCATCCGCACCGATGGCGGCGGAGTCAATATGCTCAGCGCGGCGCCGGCGACGATCACGAACGCGGTGAAGCGAAGAGTCGCGTGCAAGTTGACGAACGCCGTCGGTCTGCCGGCCGAGGTCAAGGTGCGGTGGACCGTGACGCTGCCGGGAGGAGCGGGGATCGTACATGCGCCCGGGCCAGAGGACGAACAGGTCTATCTCAAACTCTGGCCGTAACAGACGCGGAATCGATGAGCATGCACACCGACGACGGGCCGCGAATTGCACCACCCACCGGTATGCGGAACATTATGAGGTTTCTCATGGGCACTGACTCAGCACACCATCACAGCACGTCAGAAAGCGATGCGCGCAATCAGCGCATCCTACGCGACTTCGATCGACTCAAGCGGTCGTCGAAGCACCTGGGCGACGTTGCAGAAATCGCGGCGGAGCTCTCCCGTCTCACCACCAAAGTGTTGGAGGTTTTTATGGCAGGACAGACAGAACAGGACGCGAAGCTCGCTGAGCTCGAGAAGGCGGTCGAAGACGACGAGCTGGTCGACGACGCGAACGCGGATGCGATGCAGGCGGAGATCGATCGACTGACGGCGCTCGGAACCCCCGACACGCAGCCGACGATCGACACGCTGACGCGAATCATGGGGAAACTGCACGGCCCGAAGGGACGCATGACGGAGCCCGGTAGCAGCACGGCCGCACAGTAGCAAATGCACGACGGCGCCGGTCATCCCATCGACCGGCGCCGTTGTGTTACTGGCGCGAGAACGCGTAGGCGGATATGGCCCGTCCGGAAAATTCCGGTCCGTCGGAGACGATCAGCGACGTGCTATGTGTGAGCTCGCTGTTTCCGACCCCGGCCTGCACAGCGTAGCCGTGACCGAGGCCTCGGTCGGCAATTGTATCGAATAGCGTAATCCTAGGCAGATTCACGCCCCAGACGCCAGCTCGGTGCTGAGGAACGACCCCAGGCGGCATATCCCACACAAATTGGTTCCCAGAAGACAGCGATAGCACTCCCCCTCGAGCGCTGACCCACGCACGCGTGCCTCCAACCACACCGAAGCTGTCCGTGAGGGTGTACCGCCCGATGAGCGTTTTCTCCGTCGGCTCGGACGACGTCACGCACGCCATTCCCAGAATGGCGACCAGTGCGAGGAGTGCGCGTGCTGTCGCAAAACGCTGATATCCTGTCATGATTCGCTAACTGCGCATCCTGAAGTCCTTCGTAACGTTGAACTCGCTGGCCTCACTCAACTTACGACAGGAGAAACACATGCGTCGCATCGCTCTCATTGTATCGCTGCTCACGGTTGCTGCTGCTGCGGCGTGCGCTGATATCTCCGCGCCGCACAACGACGGTCCTTGCAAGAGCGGCTACGAAAGCTCAAGCGGTTGGGTCTGCAGCGACAGCGTCTAATCCCGTATCTCACGCTGAGCAGTGCTCGAGGACGGCTTGTTCAATTCGTCTCAGGCGATGCTCAGCGTGAGCCGGTGGGGGAATCGGACGAAAGGAATAGAGGGCCGGAATTCGGCCCTCGAGTACGTCCTCCATGGCTCGGTCGGCGGTGAAGATAGTTTCCGCGAGCTTGTTGCTCTCGGCGATGGCGAGCACTCGTTGAATCGCTGCCAGCGCCTCCTGCGTTTCGCCTCGCGCTGCAGCATCGCGGGCGGTTGCCTCGTGAAACCGAGCCTCGACCAGCGGAGGAAGCACTGTGACCGAAAGAGAATCTCGGCAGTCGCGCATCATGTTCTGATCTCCCTCGTCGATCGCAACATTGTACGCGAGTACGGTTGCCTTCGCGCGAAGATCGCCATCGATCGCGCTCACTCGCAGCTCCGCCGCGATCGCGCCGGCCGAGAAGCTTCGGCCTAATTCACGAAGCGCTGTCGCCATGTTCATGAGCGCTCGATCCCGGTCGTTGGCGTCCGTCGTCCATTCCAGCGCCTGACGAGTGAAATCGAGCGCACCGATCGGGTCGTCGCTGAGACCAGCGATGCGAGCTAAATCGATTTTCGCCTTCGCCGCGATCGTGGGTTCCGAGTAGCGAATGGCGCGCCGCACAACTCGTTGGACGGCTGTTCGAGCAAGGGGAAGATTCCCTCGATCAATTGCGACCTTCGCGAGCCCAAGCTGCCCCTCGAGTCTCTTTGAGACATCGCGCGCCTGTTTGGCGAGCGCGATCATTTGATGGTAGGAGACCTCGGCGTCGTCGAACTGGCTGAGCAACCGCAGCGCGAATGCCCGACGTTGGATCGCCAACAATCGGATATCGGCATCGCCGGTCGCAGTGTCGAACACCAACGTGAAGACGTCGACGGCGGCTTGCAGATGACCGCGGCTGTGGAGTTCGATGCCGTACGCCATCAGCTGCGCGCCGATCTCGGGTCGCTGGCCTGGCAGGTCTGCCTGTACTGCGGAGACGAGCAACCGCTTGAGCATCCCGCTCAATCGAAAGTCGATGACCTTGACGATATGCTCATTGGCGTCTCTCTCGATGTCCTCGAAGGATTCATCAACGAAGAGCGCCGCGTGGCTCGCACGAAAAACGGAGAATCCAGCGCGGAGCTGGAGCCATTCCATATCGACCGGTGCCCGCGTCGCGAGCGTCTGAAAGAATCCCATTCCAATCATGGCGGAAACTGTACAGCCCGTTCTCTGATTCGGATACTACCAAATTGTGACAGTTTTGCATTAGAGCGTTCTTAATCTCACGCGCTCTTCGCCTGACTCCCTGGCTTTGGCCCGATCGGCATGTTGCCGGTCGCGAGGATCGCCATCTCTTCGGCGAGCGAGCGGGCCGCGTCAGGATTCTCGCTCGCAATCTCAATCACGCTGAGATACACAGCGGCCAAGTCGCGACGTGCCAAGCGACGTTCGTTGTCGCTGAGCAAAGGCCATTGCTCAGCGATGTGCCGTCGTTGCTTTTCAAGGCGCTCGCGACCGAGTTCCAGACCTTGGTTTGGTGGATTCTCCGCGATAGTGCCACGTGGCACGTCATTGTCTAGACTCTTTGACTGCGCCGGGTCCAGTTCCATATCATAGAAATGCCTGAGCTTGCGAAGCTCGGCGGGGCCAATGTGGCCGGAGTTCTCCCAGCGTTCGATGGTCTTTGCCGACTTACCAACGCCCTGCGCGACTCGCTCGCGACTGTAGCCGGTCTTGTCCCGCAATCCTTTCAACTCCTCGGATATCCGACGTTCTTCTTTCGTCATTGTCTATACATCGGTCATTTTGACTCTTGAAGTTCTAGACATTGTCTATATACTTCTGTCGTTCGCTGAAACTTCGCTGACAGAACTATCACCAGACGCCAGAAGGTAGGACGCATGGGACCCGTTCGGAAGACACTCGCCGAGGACCGCTTTATGTCGGTGCCTCAGGCGGCTAAGGCGATCGGAAAAGCCAATGGGACGGTTTCGTCGCTCGTTGTCGCCGGAGAGCTCGAGGGTGAGTACGTCGCGGGTCGCATCGTTATCACCCGCGATTCCGTCGAGCGATACAAGCAGAGAAATGAAACGGTGAGCGCGACATGACCGCGTCGATCTCAGCCGCGGAGAGTGTACCGCGCCCGCTGGCCGGGTGCGTGGCCCAAAACGATGCAGGGACGTCTGAGAATGCTGATGCCAGTTCGCCGCACTGCAGCGCCGATACCACAGGCCGCGTGTCGATCGAGGATGACGGGACCGTCGTCCGGACCGGGCCGAAGTTCATCGAACGCTGACCCCACCACGCACGAAAGCCGGCACGGGCCTCTTGGAAGGCGTTCCGCACCGGCTCTCGGCACCACTTGAGAGGAGAAAGGTAATGCTGCACTCGCTGTACACCAATCACCCGCACGTCCTACTGACCATTGTCGTCATCGGCCTCCTGGCGGTGCTCGCGGTGGTCGCCGCCGCGATCACGATTGTGGCGCTCGTCGTCCTGGATGTGCGGCACAACGCCCAGGTCAAACTCGAGCAGGCGAAGCGCCGGGGGACCTACCCATGAAACGCGGCTGGTACGACCGGGCCGAGGAGCTCGACGCCGCCCGCGACGCGGTAGCCGTGCGCGCGCTGCCGGATCACGCGGTGCCGTACAGCGTGCAGTTGGCGCACGAGCGGCGCGTCATGGCCGAGCACCAGCGCGCACAGGATGCCGTGATGGTCGAAGCGCGGCCGATCGTCGCGCCGGATCCGGCGCCGAAGAGTTGGACGGAATACGCGGCCGGCAATCCTCGGTGTCTCACGCCAGCGCAGGCCGCGGCTGGTCTCACGCCGGACCAAGCAGCACTCGTCGCGTGCCCGCACCACGACCTGTCGGTCATCATCGCCGGCGGCTCGACGCTCGACGATCACGACACGAGTTACGCGCAGTGCCGCACGTGCCAGCAGTATCTCGTCGTCACGACGTTCTTCTCGAGCGATCGCGTCGACACGCGCCCGATGACCGAGGCGGAGCTGGTGCGCTGCGCGGCGAGCGAGAACGGTCGCGACCGCGCCGAGTGGCTCGGCGACTTCCAAGGCGGCGTCGAATGACCGCCACCGCCAAGGCACCCAAGGTGCGCGAGAAGCTCACCATGCACGAAGCCGTCGACCTCTGGCGCGCGCTGCAGCTCGCCGTCGAGGATCACGTCGACGAGATCGAGTTGAACGGCGGCGCGCTGCCCGACTGGATGGCGGCGATGTTCGACGAAGTGCAGCTGGCGATGGCCGATCGCGCCGACGCGCTCGCCTTCGTGATCGACGAGATGAAGGGCAACGCCACCGCGGCGAAAGCGACGAAGGACCGCGCCGCGCGGCGGCAGTCAGTATGGGAGAACGTCGTCGAGAGCGTGAAGGCGTACGCGCTCCGCGAGGTCGAGCGGAGCGGGGAAGATCGCATTCGCGGCACGACGTCGGTGCTCCGGATCCAGAAGAACTCCGCGCCGTCGACGGATCTGTGGGCGCAGGCGGACGCGCACCAGGACATTCTGCTCGCGGCATACGACACGGCTGGCGCATTGTCTCGCTTCATCACGGTCGCGCGCATCGCGACGCTCGACAAGAAAGCGCTCGGCGCCGCGTACGAAGCGCGCCGTGAGCAGCTCGTCGCCGAGACGCCGTTGCTCGCCGAGTCGGACATCCCTGACGACGTGCGGGCCCGGTACGGGGAACCGCTGAGCGCCGAGCAGATCGCGGCGGAGCTCGAGCGGATGCGGGTGCAGTACATCGCGGACAACCTCGCGTTCGAATTCCCGGGCGTGCGGTGCATTCGTGGCCACCATCTGAGGATCGATTGACAATGTCTCATGCGCTTGTGCACTCTGGCGATCACCCGATCGAACGCGCCGCGGCCGCGGATCTCCGGCTGCCGGCGCCGGTCGACAAGAACGCGCTCCGCGCCTACCTCACGCTGCTCGAGGATCCGGAAGCGCTGCAGTTGCAGAACCGGTTGGCGAAGGCGTACGATGCCGCGTGCGCCGCGCTGATCGGGCCGAACGACGTGCAGATCGAAGGGAAGGGCGACAACGCGCGGTCGTTCAAGAAGAAGTCCGCGTGGAAGAAGCTCGCGCGCTACTTCTCCATCTCGACGACGGTGCTCGAGCGCAACGAGCGATTCGTGTTGGACGAGAGCACCGGGGAGTCCGTCTTTGTCGCGACGTGCACCGTGCGGGCAGTCTCTCCGTGGGGCCAATACGCCGATTCGGTCGGCGCCTGCGCCACCGACGAGGAGACCGGGAAACGCAAGATCACCATCGCCGACGCGATCGGCACCGCGGAGACGCGGGCGTCGAACCGCGCGACGTCGAACCTGGTGGCCATGGGCGAAGTGAGCGCCGAGGAAGCGACGCGCGAGGAACGCGAGCAAGTGGTGCAGGATGCCGCGGCCGAGCTGACGCTCGAGGAAGCGAAGGCGGTGAAGTTCCCGTGGCGCAATCCTGAGAAGTATCGCGATAAGCCGATGGGCGATCTGTCTGTCAACATGCTCACCTCGGTACTCGACGCGACCGAGAAGGAAATCACCAAAGTCGGCGCAACGCCCCGCCGAGTGGAACTCAAGCGCGCGTGCGAACTACTGCTCACCTACCACGCGACCCGCGCGGAGTTTGCCGAGCCCAAGGCGACTGCGGCGCCGAGCGAACCGACCACCGAATCAAACGCTGCACCGACGGACGCTGGCGCTGCCTCGCTGGTCGCCCCGAGTACTGACCGCGAGGTCGCACCGGCTCCTGCGGCAACCGCTCCAGCCGCGGCGCCGAGGTTCACTGGTCCTGCCGCGTTCAAGCTGCCGTTCACCTGGCTGACCACCGACGTCGGCACGCCGATCGGCGAGTTGGGCAGCGACGAGCTTGAGGGCGTGCTGCAGTGGGCGATGAAGAACGGCAAGCATCTCGAGCTCGTCGAAGCCGTGACGCAGCTGCTCGATGACCGTCGGTTCGCCGACGCGGAGGTCTGATGACGAGTCAATCCATCTCGATCGCGTGCATCTACTGCCGGTGCACCGACGACAACGCGTGTGTGCTCTCCGATAGCACGTGCAGCTGGTACGAAGAAGATCCGCGCGTGTGCAGCAACCCCGAATGCTTGGCGAAGTATCAGGCGGGCGTGCCGCCGTTCGTCGAGCAACACCTGGGCGAGTACGACACGAACCCGCCGATCGCCGAGCGTGAGGAGGCGGCGTCTACCCTCGGCGATCTGCTCGCGTCGGACGTCGGCAAGCTCGTCGTACTCGCGCTCGACACGATCGCACCGGATCCGGCGCAGGCGCGCGACGAGGGCGCGGACGACGATCTGGCGTCGTCGATCGCCGCGCAGGGGGTGTTGCAACCGATCATCGTGTACGCGCACTTGGGCGACGAGTTCGGGAAGCTGTGGATGATCGAGGATGGGGAGCGTCGGTACCGCGGCGCCATCAAAGCCGGACTCCGCGACATCCCCGCGCGGGTGATCGATGCGCCGTCGGACGAGGGCGACAAGCTGCTCCATCAGAATCTGTTCAACGACGGCAAGCGGCTGAAGCCGATGGAAGAAGCGCGGTCGTGGAAGCGCATCATGGCGTCGAAGCAGTGGACGATCGCGCAGTTGGCGAAAGCGCTTGGCCGGCCGAAGTCGACGGTGAGCGATCGTCTCGCGATCCTCGAGGCGCCCGCTGCATTTCGCCCGCTGTTTGAAACGGGAACACTCACTGCGGCCGCGGCGCCCATCCTTCGGGCATACGCGGAACTCCCCGACAAAGTGCTCGAGGACCTTGTCAAAGATCTGACCGAGCATGAATGGGAAGACGAGATCGCCGAGGGCAAGCCGATCGCGCTGGACCAGGTCAAGCGGGGACTGCAAAGCTCGATCGATGTCGGCGATGTGCTGCGCCCGATCGACAAGCGGATGGCCGAGATGTACACCGGGCCAGTGGTGACGATCAAGGGTGAGGCGTACGCCACCGACGTCAAGGCGTACGAAGCGATCACGACGAAGCAGACGTCGAAGCCGTCGCCCTCGACACACGTCGCAGCGCCGGAAAGAAATCCGTACGCTGAGCAGCAACGCAAGGCGCAGAAGGCAGCGAAGGCGAAGGCGGCGGTTCGTCGAGCGCAATTCGCTGCTGTGTCCGCGAAGCTGCCGTCGTCGCTCGACGCGAAGTGGTCGCTGTTTCTCGTGCAAAACCTGATGAAGGAAATGCACCACGACGCTTTGCGCGCGGCCTGTACATCGCTCGGTGTCGAGACCAAGAAGAAGGGCGGTGCGTACGGCGGTTGGGATTTCGCCGGATCGCTCGGCAAGCACGCTGAGTCGTTGAGCGCCGACGCGCGAGTACAGATGGCGCTGCAGCTGCTGCTCGCACCCGATCTCACGGTGTCACCGAACTACGACGGAGGGGCCAAACGCCTCGCCGCGGCGGCCGAGCTGCTCAAGCTCGATCTCGCGAAGATCAAACCACCAATTGACGAAAAGGCGAAACTCGCCCTGCAGACTCGACTCGAGAAGAAACCCGCGAAGAAATCACCCAAGAAGGCGAGGCGCTGACCGATGGGATTCTCTAAAATCTCCATCACCAAAAAGTCGGTCGACCTCTCGCGCGAGACCAAGGACGCGAACGGCGCCGTCGAGGAAGTGCATCTCAACTCCCCCGAGTATCCGCTATCGACGTTCCGGGACGCGCTGCAGGCGTTCGCGCCGTTCGTCGTCGAGCTGCTCGAGATCCCGGAGTCGTGGCGCGAGACGCTCACGATCACGACGCTCAATCTGAGCGCGGACAAGAACGGGCACCGCGGGTTGATCGTCACCGCGATTCGTCCGATCCCGAAGGCGTACGACAAGCCGCTCGTGATGAACACGCCGCTCGTGCGCGAGGGCGGCGAGGATCCGAGTCCGGACGCGTTTGTGCTGAGCGACGTCGTACTCGACCTGATCGCACTCGCCGAGAGTGAAGCGACGCGCTACGCCAACGGCGAGCGGGTTCAGACGGAGCTGTTCCCGAAGGCCGAGACGAAATCCGACAACGCGACCGCGTTCGACGATCGCGCGGCGGCCGCGGAAGTCGCGTCGACGCGGAAGCCGGGGCGCAAGAAAAAGCCGGTCGACTTCGTGCGCGGCGTCGGCGCGGTCGTCAACGCGGAATCGACGGAGCTGCTCGACGACGCCGGGATTCGGCAGTTGCTCCTGCAGGTCGAGCGTGTCGTGGAGGTCGATCAGATCGCGCGGTGGACGTCCAGTGAGCGCAATCTCGCGGTGGCGTGGGCGGACGTGCGGTTGAAGGAGATGGTGACTGGCAAGCTGAATAAGCCGCCGATCGTCGAGCCCGAGTGCGTGCGGGCCGCGGCCACGGTGCCGTTGTCGGCCGACAAGTGGACGGGACCGAAGCCGATGCGGATGACCGACGAAGCGGCGGCCGCGATTCGTGACGCGCGAGCCTGACCATGGCCACCGACGTTCAGAAGACACTCACGTTCTACAAAGTCGCGGCGGGCACCCGCTCGTCGCGCTGCAACGGCAGCACGTGCGGCAAGGTGATCTACTTCGTCGCCAACCCGCGCACCGGGCGCATGATGCCGATCGACTGCGACGTCGAGGGCGGGGAAGCGCCGAGCTTGCACGCGCCCGATCCGACGCAACAGAGTCTGTTCGGCGACAAGGTTGAGCATCACCACGGGAAAGGGGTGCTGCATTTCCTGACGTGTCCGGATCGCGACGAGTTCTCGAAGCGAAGTGCGTCGCGTGGCTGAGAAGACCGCAACGACGTGCCCTGTTGAAGGCTGCGAGAATCGCCGCGGCCAGGGCAAGCTGGTGTGTTTCTCCTGCTGGCGCCTCCTCCCGCGAGCGCTCGGTCTCAAGCTGTACGCGGCATGGAACGACGGGGATGAGACTGACGAATACCCTGCCGTCCGCGAACAGGTGCTATCACTCCTCGATCAAAAGAGGGCGAGATGAGCGAGACGAACCGCAACCGCCCCGACGTGCTCGCGAAGATCCTTCGCGTGTCGATCGCACGGCTCGCGCCGGAGCCGTTGCCGTACCTCGGGTTCACGGATGTGCAGCTCGCCGCGGTGGAGTCGATCGAGCTGGTCGCGACGGCGCTCGAGGGGCTGCGGCTGGCGCCGGATCCGGCGGAGGTCGAGGCCTTGTATGGTCACGGCCGAGGCGACGTCCTCGGCGACGCGACGGGGTACACCCTTGGCTAACATCACGTGGAGCGTCCTCACCGCGTGGCCCGCCAACCGGCCGAAGACGGACTCGATCGAGCGAGTCCCGTCAAGCCGATTCAAGTCGTCGTTCGCGCACACGCTCGATGAGCTCGAGAACGAACTCGATCGCATCGACGCCCACGACCCGATGATCGAGATCGACATGGATCGTCGCGAGCTCCGCGTGACCGGCGAGCCCCGCGCGAATTCCTCGACGCTCAAGACGCCCGGCGTGATCCTGCACTTCGTCGATCGCAACAAGCAAACGATCACGATGCCGTGCGATCGATACGATTCGTGGCAAGCGAACGTGCGCGCGCTCTTCCTGACGCTCCAAGCGCTGCGCGCCGTTGATCGCTATGGCGCCACCGCGAGCGGCGAGCAGTACCGCGGTTGGACCGCGTTGCCGGCGACGACCACGGCGTTCACCGTCGACCAGGCCGCGACGTTCCTCGCACGTCTCTCCGCGAACGGTGCTACCGCGGCGGACCTCGTCGCCAATGTCGAGGCGGCGCGCAACGCCTACCGCCGTGCGGCCGCCAATACGCATCCGGACGGCGGCGGCTCCACCGGCAATTTCCAACTCGTGCAAGAAGCCAAGCGCGTGCTCGGCGCGCACTTCGGAGTTGCGTTATGACCCCCGCGTACGTGAAACAGAAGGCGGCAGCGGCTTACCTCGGCGTCTCGGTCCGGTATTTCCGCGACTGCGTCGACGTGCGGCCGAAGGAATTGCCCGGCACCCGCACGCGCCCCATGCTCGTGTGGGCGATCGCCGATCTCGACGCGTGGGTGGCGCGCGTGAGCGATCCCAAATCTCGCGCGCGGAAGGCCTCATGACCGCGTACAAGCGCGCCGGGCGCCGGATCCACCAGGTCAAAATCGGACTCAAATCGGGCGAATGGATCGCGCGCACGTCGGGCACGCGCGACGCTGTCACCGCGAAGAAGATGCAGCGCATGGTGGACGAGCTCGGGCCGCAAGGGACTCGTGCCTGGGACATCATCGATCGCCTCGAGGCAAAGACCCTGACGGTCGCCGCGCTCTGGGATTTGTGGGTCGCGAATGACAAGACGCTCGATCGCGTGCGCGCGCAGCTCGACGACGTCGACCTCGAGCCGATGGTCGCGCCGTGGCGTGAGACGTTGCTTGGGCCCGCGAGCGGCATCGCCGAGGACACCGCCGAGCACTACGTCACCGCGGTGCGGTTGCTCCTGACGAAGGACGCGCCGTTCCTGCGATCGGCGCTCACGCCCGCCAAGCTCCGCACGTGGATCGAGGAAATGACCGGCGTCGAGTCGGCGACCGTTCGGAAGCGCGGGCAGGGGATGCGCCGGTTCACGAAGCACCTCGTCGGCCGACACGTGCTGAGCGTCGATCCGATGCGCGACGTCGCGCTGCCGGCGCCTGGCGGACCGCGCGTAGCATTCCTCGAGACGGTCGACGCGAAGCGGCTCGCGGATGCGCAGCCCTCGCCGTACGCGGCGTTCTCGGCGCTGCTGGCCGGATCCGGCATTGAGGTGTCCGTCGCGCTGACGCTCCGTCGCCGCGACATCGATGAGAAGAACCGCGAGATCCGCGCGGCGGGCACGAAGATGACGCATGCCCGCGACCGCATTGTGCGCGTCGCCGAGTGGGCCTGGGCCTACGTCGAGCCCTTGCTTGAGGATCGGCACGCCGACGCCTTGCTGTTCGACGAGATCCCGACCCGCCGGGCCGCGCGTGACGTGCACGCGGACGCCGTTGCGGCGCTCGTGGCGAAAGGACACACGATCTACGATGGGTACACCATGCGTGACCACCGGCATACCTACGCCGTCCGTGCTATTCGGGCGGGTACGCCGGCGGAGCTCGTGTCGCGCCAGCTAGGCCACGTCAACGCGGTGCTCGTCCATAAGGTCTACGGGCGATTCTCGCCGAGCCAGGTCGAGCGGGACAAGTGGGAACGGGTGGCCGCTGCTCAGGATGCGGCCACTGAGGCAGCCCAAAAAGCGAAGGGGAAGGGCCGGGCACCCGAGGCGGTCGCGTGA